TCTGTAACTGGATTGTAAAAGTCTTCGTCAGCGCTTTCATCAATAGTATAACTCTCTGCTCTTACAGAAGCCTTATAAAAGTTTTTCATATCAGTAGCATACTTGTTAAGGTCTGCACCTTTACCATCTACATGAAGTTTATTACCTATTAAATCATTTCCTGTCGCTGTAACTTTAAAACCAGTTTTAGCTAAATCAGTTTTTGCCTTTTCCATATCTTTTTTATCTTTGAAAGTTACGGTCATTTTTTTAAATTCACATAAATCTGTTTCAGAGTAATCCATATCTTCTTTAAAACTACCCATAGGATTAAAGTTTGTAATCTTAACTCCCATTCTTCTAACAGATAATTTTGATTGAGAACCACTAGACACAAATGGTATATTTTGTTTAGCTAACAATTCTAAATTTTTATCATCTAATTTATCTAGTATGTTCATTAATTGTCTAGCTCTAGCAGCTGTAATCTTTTTACCTCTCATTGGTTCATATTCTCTTTTTAAAATAGAAATCATTTGAGGTGACATTGTTGCTTCAATCAAATCAGATAGTACATTTATTTTAGCTTGTTTGATACCTAATTTTGTAATTGGGTCCATCTTGCTAATCATATCTTTAATGCCTTGAGTTAGATCAGCTTTAGTTTTACCTGACCAAACTTTTTTGACATTTGCTATTTGACTATCTGTCATTCTACCTTTTAAATCAATATAATTAGATTCTTTTAGTTTGTCAAAATTTTTCTTTAGGTAATCTTTTGCTAGTATATAATTTTGTGAACTGAATGCTTCTTTTTCATCTTTATCTAATACAACATAATTCATTTTACCTGTTGCTTGATCTCTTTGCATAGAAACATAAGGTTTGATACCTTCTTCTATTTCTATTTCTTCATTAGCAAGCATTAATGCTTTTTTAACTTCTGGATGATTAGATAAATTCTTTTGTAATTTTTCTATTTCTCTTACAGCATTAGAGTAGCTACCAGCCATTTTAGCAGCAATCTCTTTAGCTTTTTTTATAAGATTTGCTGACATTGACTCAACAACATCTTTGTAAACTTTCTTTGATGTTTCTATAAAACTCATTATTCGTACTCCCTAATTTCTAATTTTAAATCGCTGTTACCTTTCATTAATCTATGATACTTTCCCTTTTGTATATTATATACTCTTCCAACTTCCAATTCAGATGGTAACTCGTTATCCATTTGTAACTTCCATCCAACTCCTTCCATAACCATAAATTCTCTATCTTTTCTATCTCTATGCCAAACTAGTTCATCTAATTTAACATTCTTTTTAAATGTTCTTGTAAACTTACTTTTATCAAAAACATCTCGTATATCAACAAACGGAAAACTCATTACCAAAAAAAGTTTCCGCCACCTGACATACCTAAACTCTTTGCATAACGAGGTAAATTGCAAGCCCAATACGCCGCTTTTGTTTTGTCTTTCTGCTGGTCACATTTATGTCTAGCAGCAAAACTTTTTCTCGCTTCTGGATTTTTCAGTTTAACTGATAGTCCAGTTGTATCTCCCCAAGTGACTTTCTTTATCTTATCGCCATCTTTGACAAATACATAAAACTTTTTAGGTCCACCTCTTTTTGGTTTATTCAAAGGTGGATTTTTTTCTTCTTCTTCAATTGGTATATCTAAAGGTACTTTTTTATCTTCGTATATACCAAACTCACCAATATCACTTTCTAATAATTGTCTATCCCAAGAGCTATCTACTTGTAAGATACCCTCATTAAATAACTCTCTCGCCTCTCTAAACAACTTATAAAATTCTTCGCTGTGTAGTCTATAAATGTTCTCAGCAAGTGGTATTTTGTTCTCTATATGATAGTGAACACTCTTACTAATCTTCTCTTTATAATCTCTAAAACTTAACATAATCTTTAAACGACATCATTTTTATTTTGTCTTCATTTACTTTAGACTTCCACTCATCGCCGTACCTTTCCTTATATTTATCTATTGTTTCACTTGAAGTTGCCCAACTATCTATGTCTTCTTTAGTTATTTTTTCATCAGATGGTCCAGGATGGGGTTTTCTATTGTCTTTAGGATAGCCCCTTAATTTAGCATCAACTGGTGGTGCATCTGGTTTCTCACCAGGCGTTATATCTTTAGTGTGATTGGCATAATCTGCACCAATCTCGTATGCTTCTTTATTTGTCATATTGACTAATTCTTTCTTTAGTTCACCAAACATCTTTTTATATTTTAAAGTATGTTTAGAAGGTTTTGTTTTAGCGTCCTTATCGCCTGGGGCTGCTTTGTAATCATCTTCATCATCACTCTTTTTGTATTTTTGTTTTCTAAAGAAGTCTGCTCGTTTTTCTTTTTCCCCTTTTGATAAATCTTTATAGTATTTTTTAGGTTGTGTACCTGGTTTTTTACCCACTGTTTTATCTTGTGGTGACTTGTCCATTTCAGATATTTCTGACACAGCTGTAAATCCATAATCTATGTTTAAATCGTGTTCTCTCACTGCTGCTTCTTTATCTGCTGATACAGGTAAACAATCCCATATCCAAGACTTATGTAAATTACTTTGGTCGTCTTCTATAACAATGTAGTTTGTTCCTCGTCTAACTACAGTACCTGTAACTTCAGTTTTCTTATTATACGCCTTTTCATTTACATTAAAAATTTGTTCTCTAATATATAAATCTCTTACTTGTTGTTGTTCAAATTCTTTTAATGTCATAACTTTCTCTCCTGTTTCTTCATAAATCTTTGCTGATTTAATCATACTAGGTAATCCCATACCTACTCTGACATTTCCCATCAATCTTTCTACATCTGATATACCTCTATAATTAGAAGGTAAACCTTTTTTGAAAGACTCTTTATCTCCTTTTGCTGCGGCATCTCTCATCTTACTTGCTGACATACCTACTGCTCCATCTGCGTCAGGGTCTCTGTCGCCTGCAGATACAACATCAATATCACCAAATAGATAATAACCATGCCTACTTTTTATACCATTGTATTTTTTTAATATTGTTGAAAATTCTTGTACTCTATCACTTCCAACAACCATTGTTATATTTTCATAACCTTGTTTATATAATTTTGATGCTAAATCCATAACCATATTAGTAGGTATGATTTCAATTTTTCTACTGTATTGTGGAAACATTTGTTTCATAACTCTTAACTTATAACCTGGTTCTAATGGATTCTTTTTTCTATCCTGTGATCTACTTAAATAAATTCTATGATCGTTTGCTCTTTGAGCTAATACTTTTTTGATTAACTTCTCGTGCCCTATCGTAGGTGGATTAAATCTACCAAACGTAAATGCCATTCTTTTACCTTGTCTAAATTCTTGTAGTTCAACTTCTTCAGGTAGACCAGCATCTCTTACTGCAAGACCAAACTCTCTATAACCTAATCCCATATGTTGAGCTGCTTTGTTTTTAGCATCTTTAACACCTTGTTGTAAATATTTTAGATATAACTCTAAACCTTTTTTAATTCTAGGCGCCTTAATCGTTTTTCTAATTAGTGTATCAAACTTACTAGCTATTGATTCATTTTTTAAATCATCTATTTCATCATCAGTAACTTTACCATCATCTAAAATATCTTTACACTTCTTATAAAATTTTAAGTAGTGATATTTTTCTAACATTTTATAAATGACATTTTTAGGAAGTTTATGTTTTTGACCAAACATTCTAATTTCTTCTGGTCCCATATCGTTATTAAATGCATCTTGTCTATCTTTAATAACTTTGTCGCCTATGTCAATTAATGTTTTTATACTATCTTCTATTTCATCTAATTTAGAATTAATCTTATCTTGTAAATCTAATATATCATCTGGTTGTAATTCTCTTAATTCTTCGTAATCAATTATATCTCTTTTTAGTTCACCTTTTACAACATCTATTTCAGATACTTTCTTTTGAAACTCTGCTGTATATTTTTCTGAATCAAATGATTGTTCTTTAGGTCTTCTTATAAATTTGTTTGCTTCTACATCAAAGATAGCGTCAGCCATAGCATCGTTCTTATCTTTTAAGTCAGGATCTGTGATAACGTAATAGTTAATTGGATGTTTAGTTCCTGGTATAAGTTTTCCGTTTATACTTCTCAAATTTTTAGCCAATGCTACTCTAGCTGACTCTCTATCTTTTTCTGGTACATCAAATAAAACATTAATGTCTAAATCTGCATCGTTTCTATATCTTTTTGTAAGTATAGAACCAATCAATGAATATTTACTTACAGGATGGTACTTCTCAAATTCTTTGATTTGATCTTTTATCATTTTTAGAACAACAGGTTTTAGTTTTGGATTTGACGTATCTGCATCATCAAATACACCTGTGGCATATGTTCTTCTAGGTATGTCTATAATACTTTCTTTTATCATCTTCTTTTAGCCGCTCTTTCTTTAGCCATCCATCTTTTGGCTATGTAACTTCTTATTGGAGTATTTAATAATCTTCTAACAATAGCACCAACTCTACTTAATGTTTGTGATACTAATTCTTGTTCACTTCTATTATTATCAACAACAAAAAAATTACTTAACCCAAATATGTTTTGTAATTTTCCTATATTTGCTTGAACAGTTTCCCAACTTTTCTTTGTAATATATTCTGGTACTGATCTTTCTCTTTTAGCATTTCTTTCTAATGCAACTTCTAAACTTGTATTAACAAATACCATATGACAATCATAACCTAAAGCTTTGAATTGATTATATTGACTTTGTATAAGTTCTAAATTTCTAGCTGTACCATCAACAACTATTCCTAATCTACCTTTTAAATATAAATCTAATTGTTTTTCAGTTTTTGCTTTAGCTTGTGTTCTTATAATATTTCTAAAATATTCTTCTTCATCTGGCATTGATAAAGATAAGTTAGCCTTTCTTAATCCCATCTCTAAAAACCTATCAGAGTTTACTAACTTTAATCCAGTTCCAGCAAATGCACTTGCAGTAACAAAAGTTTTACCTGAGCCTGGACCACCAGCTAAAAAGAATACTTTGAATATACCTGGATCGTAAAGACCTTCGTTTATTAAAATGTTACTAAATTTTTTCATTATCCTTTTACCCAATCTTTAGCTATTGTAAAGTTTGCTCTACTAAATTCTAATCTATCTACAAGTTTTACTGCACCAGCAACTCTATCTACAGCAACATAACCCTCTGGCGCTGTTACTCTGTAACCGTCAGCAGTTCTTATAAAGTGTCCAACACTTTGTATTTGATTTAACTTTCTAATCAAAAAGTTTTTAGCTTTTTGTAAAGTAATATAACTTGCCACAGCAAAATATATTGATTGTCTATGTTTGTTTATAAAGTTTTGTCCGTTCTTTAATATTGTTCTATACTTGTCTTTAGTTTGTTCTCTACTAACTTTGTCTATTTCTGCTTTCAACATATTTTCATAGTAAGTTTCAAATTGTGTAATCATATCTTTTACTCTACCCATATCGCCTTGAGTATTTTTAATATAATAATTAAAGAAAGTTTTTAATCTATAACCTACTGATAATGCATCGTTAGTAATAAACTTATCTAATACTGGTTTTGCTTTTGACAATGAACCTTCTGCCATTCTTATCATACTATCAACTTGAGCTGATTCTGCTCTATTGAAAGTGACACTACCTGATGAATCTTTGTATGTTGCATCTGTAATAAAGATAGAGCTTGTTCTAGGTAAACCTGTAAATCTACCAAAACTAGCATTTAAACTTTTCATATCTTTACCTGAATACATTGTGTGGAAAACAATACCTAATCTTGCTCTAGCAATCTTTTTACCTAGACCACTATTTGTTGGTACTGCATATGTAATTGTATTAGGTGTGAAAG